GCGTCTGTAAAGAATTTACTACTACCATACGAAGCAAAGCTTTCAGTATTATCACTAATACCGTAATTCTCCATTCGAGCTATCTGCTTCCCTAATACCTCAGGCACGGACGTTAAAACACCACCGCCACTTGCATCTGACAATAAATTTGTACCCGCAAGAACATAAGATATTTTATCCTCCTGAAGAGTTAGTATATTTGTTTCACGAGCAAACAGTTTGTTTATAGGGCCAAAGGAGTCCTCTAACGCTTTAAAATTAGCCAACCCTAGGTTGAACTCGTTTAATCTATTTAAGTTCGTCTCATCGTTGTATATACCACTATAAGTAATGTCACTGCTTCTATGAGCTCTTTTGTAGTCCTGCTCTGAAACTGTAGTCACACGATTACCTAAGCTCATAGCTCTTCCTTTTACAGAATCTCTAATAGTGTAACTCTCTACTCCGTTTCCAAAAGCGTAGCAGTTGGAAAAGTTAAGGTGTAGTATAGCGGGCTGTGTAGCTGTTTGGTCTTGGTCGTCAGGGTTAACAAAGTTACCGCCATCCAAGTGGTATCCTGTAGCTGTATCAATTGGATACGAGTCTTGACCTTCATACCAAACGTCAGGTAAAGCATCTGTAGGCTCGGTTTCAAAAACAACAAGGTTAGTTTCTCCTGCTATAAATATTTGAAAGTTAGAAGTAATTCTTGAAGTAGTACCGCTTGAGCAGGATTCATAACCACTAATCAAAAGTTTTATTTGGTCATCGGTTGCGTTTTTAAACCACTGTAACCTTCTAATTGAAGCAGTTCCGCTTTGTTCAAATGCAGTTATTTCCGCAGTAGTAGTAAGCAATGTTGAGTTGTAAACAAAGTCATTAGGTAATAAGTCTGATACATTTTCACCATTCCATAAACCTATAATATCTGTATAGTCTTGGGAGGCCTCAATATTAGCTGTGAAGTTATATTCTAACTTGTTACAATTTCTATCTCCTGCATAGTTAGTTCCTGCTCTATACCAATCAATACTAATATTAATTCTAGAACCTCTAGGTATCCGAGTGTTTGTATAAAGACCACCACCACCTGAAGGAGGAGTGCTAAATCCATCGTACTGAAGATACGTAATTGTGCTAGGTACGTTTTGCTCAGACGACTGAACTCCTGTTTGATTAAAAGAAGAACTTGATGAACCTGCTACAAAATTAGTAGTTAGCATTTTCATATAAGTTCCCGCAGGGACTGTTATAGGGTTTCCATCCGAGTCGTAAACTGTTATAAAGTCTTCTGCTTGAGCCTTCTTTTCTAAAACGGTTGCTTGAGCACAGCTTCTCATCGGGCCTGTTGAGTCTCGTTTTACAATATATCTATCACCATCTTCAACCTTAGCAATATTCTCACCCTCCAATAAGAAGTATGTGAATTCACTTTCAGAGTCTTTAAAGTAAGTGTTTGAGTAAATAGTTTCGTACTGCTCACCGTCAGGCTTTATTACAAACTTATATCTTTTAGCAAAGTCAGGGGCTATTTGAGACGGAGGTATAGTTACTTTTATTTGGTTTTTAGTTGGGCTTGCCGAGCAAGGAACATAAACCGTATTTGACTCGCTTACCAAAGCTGTAGTAGCTCTGTTAAACTCATCCATATAAACAATACCTATTTCATAACCTCTATTGCTATGCAGGCTTTCTGAACTTGGCTCTTGTTGAAAAGAAAACTCAGCTTCATCTATATCAAAATATTCAAAAGCAAGTGTTGTAATAGTAGGCGATGAAGGGTTGTTTGTGTATGCTGCTGCTAACACAGTTAAACTCATCTCTGTACTTGATGAAGCCCCCGCAACAATAGGTTGGTCGAGCCCATCAATACCACTACTATGTTTAGTATAGCCACCTTGAAGAGTATCTGACAAAGCGCAGTTATATCTATCTGTCAAAGTCTGTCTTTCGCAAGCTGTACTTATAGGCACTATAGAAGCGGATAAACCTAACTTATCTTGAAAGTCCGTGCTATTTAAAAGCTCTGTTGTATTGTTAAAGTTTTGAGGGAGTATATACGTAAACCCAAACTCCATATTGTTATTTGTGGACGCGGGTAAAGTTGCAGGTGCTCCATTAAAACTGTTATGCTTTAATCTAAAGCTAAATGAAAAAGCAGAACCCGCTGTTAACTTATCTTGTATGTTTGATAAATCAACCCTTACATTACCAAGAGTAGTTGCTGAAGACGCAGGGTTAATGGTGTACCCGACATTGTTAAACCCATTATTAGATAATGCGTTAAAGCCAATATCTGTGCTATTAAAATCTACCGTATAACCTAATCGAGTGGTTTGCCCATTACGTTTTAAATCATAACCCTCAACGTAGTTACCATACATAATACGATTACCCATCAAGGTTTGCGTTTTAGCAAGCAAAGGCACATTATCGTACAATCTTAATATTTCACCCTCTGAAAGTATCGTAAATATTTTACTATCGGTAAATTGATAAGTATAGTTTGTGTAATCTAAGTAGTTTAACTCTTGCTTATTAAGTTTTTCAATAACCTTAATAGTACCTGAGTCAGACTCTTTAAAAAGTATTTCAACACTTTTTACTTGAGGGCCACCTGTGTAAAATGTAACCTCAGCAGTGTTTATACTATTTACCATACCATCATTTACACCACTCTCAGGCGAAAGCTCAAATGGTTTAGGTGAAAAGCTTGGGTTAGTAAACTGTGACGTAGCTGAGTATTCGCCGTCAGCGTACTCATATCTATAACCAAAACATATAAACCTGTCCTGCATAAAAGTATCAGTGATGCTTGGGTTATCAATTCCTGTAACCAAAGGTGCTTGAGCAGGTGGGTCTAAAATTACTAATATATCATTGTACTCAAAGTTATCGCTACCTGTAATTGAAGTTGGGTATCCATAATTTGAGTTTACATTTATCTTTCTTGGTGTATTGTAATTGTCTGTAAAAAATAAAAAGTCACCAACTTTGTTTACGTTGCTAATAAGATAGCTCGGGTTAAAGTTTAACGTGGTGTTTGCAGGGTCGTCATCGTTTTTAAAACTAATAACATGGTATTCTACCGACTTTACTTTTGTGTTGTAAGATACAATAAGGTCAGCCTTGTTTGTACTTGTAGCTGACGCATTATTATCGTGTATAAACCAATATATAGTTTCATTAGCACCGTCTTCAAAAGCTCCAATACACCTTGCATTTGCACTTAAATCATATTGTATATCTGAGTAAGTACCTAAGTTAACGTCTGTTAAAAGCTCATTACCTTTTGATGACTCTACAGAACCTATCTCAGATTCTTCAGTAGAACCAAGGCGAACATTCATTGCGTCCACGTACTCACCGTTAGGTACAAGTCGTTCATCGACAGACTTGTTCATCCTACCGGCTATAAAATGTCTTTTTAAATTAGCCATATTTATTTAATCCACTTAGATTGCCCCCTTAAATTCATCAACAGTCTCCCGGGGTGTATGTTGCTGATTCTGATTTTAGCATTTCGTAACAATGCTGATTTTTGTTTTCGTGCTCGAGCAACTATGTACTCTTGAACGCCAAGCTTACTATTTAATATAGCGTATTGAATGTATGCATATACATACTCTTCAAACAATTTATTTACAGTTATAAGAGAGTCGTTTCCACCTTCCATACCGTCTGATACATACTCTAATATTACAGACTTTCCTGACATTGTCGAGTCAAAGTTTATAACACCACTCTTAGCATCTATTTTAAATGTAGGGTTACAGTTTGCTGTTTCGGTATTTAAACCATAACGAGCACCAATACCATAATCAAAGTACCAATAACCATCACAGCAATAACCTTCTTCCCCATTAAACGGACTAGCCTCATTTAAGTATATACTCTTCTTAGTTCCTTTAATCCTCGCAAGGTCAAAGTCTGAAAACTCAGGATTTAACACCTCGCCGCTCTCATCAAACAATAAGGCGTTATTATTATCTTTTAAATATTGCTGAGCCGTAGTGGCTTGAATATTTTCTGTTAAAGGATATAAAACACCATTTTCAAACATAGAAACCCTCACCCAATTAACATAATCAGATGGAAGCACGTATCTTACATAGTCATCAAGCGTTACTTGTAAAGCTTTTATTTCCTTAAATGCATCATAATTTAACTCTTGAATTGCACGCTTTGCGTGGAATATAATCTTGTATCGCTCCTCGTTATTTACAAGGGAATGATTCCCTTGATACATAAGCATGAAGTTTGTTACTATATCCTTTAGGCTAACGTACTGATACGAGCCCCAATTTATGTCCTTAGGTGTAGTTCCTTCGTTTTCGTAGTATTTATATTGAGATATATATGCCATTACTGTTGTTCTAAGTTATTTTGTTGCTCTTCATTGCTTGCAAAATTAACTACCATTGTTTCTCTAATTTCAACACCTGCGTATTTTAATATTTTATTTACCAATTCGTTTTGATAACTTTCAGGTAGCTCAAAGTCTTCATAATCCCCTGCACTTGGATTAAATATAGGTACGTTATTACCAACGGAGGTATAAGTCCACTTAGGGTTAGATGGGTATCTTATGTAGCTAGCCGATATAGGCCCTGTGGTATTTGGATAAACTGATATGTCGTCTGCTCTTTGAATGTAAACAGGAAAGTCTTGGCTTGGAGCTGTAAGGGGTGATGCATTTAAGGCTGTAATTTTATTTTGAGACACTCTTTCAAGTATCACATTACTACCGGTAACAGTTACTGTATTTATAAAATAATAATCACTAGGAAGTGCAAAAAACCCTAAAGCTACAGTTGTTAAATTAGATAAAGTGTTAAATATATCTATATCCTCAAGGATACCCTTTGATATATCAGCGTAGTCAGTACCTGACCTGCGAATGTTTTCTGAGTTTATTTGATTATTGTATTGGTAAAATAAGTTCTCGAATATCTCAAGCTGTGCTTGTTTTGCGTACAGGTTAAAATCCATCGGAGATAAGTATCCGTAATTATTTTTATTTAACACAGCGAGAACTGTGCTTCTTACTGAATCTATCATTATTAAATCTTTTCACAAATATACGCAAAAAAAAAAGAGCCCCTATGGAGCTCCTCTTTCAACCTATTACATTATAACATTAAGATGCTACAATGTCGTTGATAAGGACAGGAGACTTAATCTCAATAACCTTACCTGTGTTATTTGCATTAGCTGCCTCTACGATTGCATCTTGGAAGAAGTTCCTCATCTGTACCGTTGAGCTCGCGTCAGCCTCTTCATACGTGATAGTTACCGTGTCAGCTCCATCAGTTAGACCGTTGTTAATTACAACCGTGCTATTTGTTGGCGCACTTACTGTAGATACATTATCAACTCCGATAAGCTTCGGTTGGTTTTTAACCTCTTGAATTGATATAGAATCAAGAGTTATTTCGTAATCATCGCTATCATTACTAGTTCTAATTGTTACATCTGTTTGTGATGCTGTCGTAATATACCTAAGTTCATTCTCACCGAGTTTTAAATCTTTAATTTCAATTTCACCCGTACCTTTAGATACTCTAAGGCTTACACCCTCAGTAAACGAGATTACATTAAACTTTAACAAAACTTCAGTTCCTGAAGGGTATGAACTAGAAAAGCCTTTAATTTTAGTAAACTGACCTGCCATAGTCAAGTTGTTATTACTAAAGGTAGCTCCTTCTTGAGCTTCACTCGGTGGTCTTTCCCAACCATAAGCAAACACATTGGTAGGTCGAACTGTAATATTGTAGTATTTTGTAGTACCTGCAGCATTATCTCCTGCTCTAAAGAACAAATTAGTAGTACCGCTTTGTTTAACAAATGTGTAATCAACAGAACCTGACAATGTTGAAATGTTAGCTAAAGGCGAACCTACAGGATACCCATTTAAAAATAATGACTGCTCACCAAGGTCTCCTGTTACTTCTTCTACTTTAATATTAACCTCCATCCCATTAGGTATAGCGCTTATATCTAATGCAGCACCTTTGTTACCTGAGTCAGTAATTATTTGTAAAACATTCTTACCTGCAATTTCAACTACATCTCTTGAAGCAGAACCATAAACCCCCCAATCAGGTAAAGTAATTACATCAGTATCATCATCCACACCTGTAAATATAGGGTTAGGTGAGTAGTCAATTTGCCCTGTTTCTTTTATGGTAACATTAGTAACCTCTAGCCAATCACCAACCTGAGCATCATTAGACATATAGAATGATAAGTATTGGTCTGTGTTTGTAGCAACTTTCACCTCATACTCAACAGTAATAGCTTCTTGATTATCTCCCATTCGTACACTAGCGGCAGGAGTTATATCATTGTCTCCGTTTGTTTTTGCTATTAAGTTGTATAAAAGGTAATTACTGCTTCCTTTAACAGTCCAACTAACTTTATATATTTTACCTACTTCAAGAGCTGATGCAATACTTTGCTTTATTCTTGATTTGTAGGTAGCATTAGGTAAAGCAAGAAGTGTTTGCTTAT